GCCGATGTCCTGGAGCGCCACCAGATGATTACCAATCGCTTCGGCGAGGATATTCTGCAGCGCGCGTGCGCCAGTCGACCCAGCAGCTGGTGCACCGCTGGCCTGGAACGGCGTACCACTGCCCCCATTCGGGATGATCATGCCGTTGGTGCCCGGGCTAAACAACTCGGGACCGTTCTCACCGACGAGGTAAGTCTTACCTCCGCTGACGGGACCACCGGCAGCACGCTGGCCGTCAACCTGCGAAGTACTGCTACCCCCGCCAATGCTCTTGACAACCGCAAGAGCCTTCTGTGCCGCAGAAACCACGGAGTTGATAATGCCCTGTGCCCAAGCCGCGAAATTGTTGAGTGCATCGCGGATCGCGTTGAAGATGCTGACGACGAAGTCCTTGATCTTGGTGAAACCCTCCTTGAAGAAGTTATAAACCGAGTCCACCGCGTTCTTGAAGATATCGGGAACTTGCTTACCGATCAAATCGGACAGCCAATCATACCAACCCTTGATGAAATCCCAGATACCCTGGATGGCAGCGGTGAAGTTCGCGCTGATCGTCTGACCAAGTGTGATCCAGGCGTTACCCCAGTCCTCCACGTACTTGATACCGGCGTTGGTACCATCGTAGATCGACTTCATGATCTCGAGTGCACTCTTGCCGAAACTCATCACTGCGGCACCGACCTTATCCCAACCACCAGCGAGAGTGATCAGCAGGGCAATCGCCGCGGTGATGATCGTCACGAGACGAACGATGGGGTTCGCGTTCATGGCGATGTTGGCGAGCACAGTCGCGGCAGTGACTGCGACGACGGCGATACGATACGCGATCCACGCTGCGGTTGCTGCGGCGAGGACGGTGACCACAGTGCTCAGGTTGTTCGCGAGCAGAACGATGGTCGACGAGATGAGACTGGATGCGCCGGTTGCTTCCGATGTGCTGCCGATGAACTTCTTCCATGCGTTGTCAAGTACAGTCAGCGCCTGGCTGATGGTAACCTGCATCTTGCCAAAGTCTTTGTTGATGGCGCCCGACATCTTCTCGAACGCCTGCACGACACGCTGCGCGGTAAGTTCACCGGCGGCACCCATCTCGCGAAGTTTACCTAGCGGGACGTTCAAGCCCTTCGCCAGCATGTTCGCGAGATATGGCGTATTTTCGAGGACCGACTTCAGTTCTTCACCGGCAAGTCGGCCTGACTGCAGACCTTGAATAAGCTGCTTCAGACCGGCCGCCGCAGCTTGCGATCCCTTGCCGTTGTTCGCCAAAGCCTTGGTGATCGTGTCGACCGTAGTGTAGATGCGCTCGCCGCTGATCCCGATTTCCTTCTGGGACAGAGCAAGTTTGGTATATAGGTCGGTGACGTCTGCGATAGCGGTGCGGTTGTTCTGCGACATCTTGAACAGCCGCTCCTGCGCACTTGCAAGATCGGTCGCACTCTTCGTCACAAGCTTGAGTTGGTTGGTCATCGACTGGTAGGCATCGACCGTATCCAACAGGCTCTTCGCAGAGAACGCAGCGCCGATGGTGTAGGCGATACGGTTGAGCGCCGCAAGGGCGCCCGTTGTCTTCTCAGACTCCTTGCCGATAAGGCCGATTGCCTTTGCGGTTTCGTCCGCACCGCGTTGGGTAACTCGGACGATGACGTCTTCAAATGTGGTAGCCATCAGTCGAGCAACCTTTTCGTCCTGGAGGCTGCGCCGGCGGCGACGCGGGCCTTATCGATAAATCCAGCCGGTGCCTGGTTGGACCTGCCGGCATTTAGGAGCCCAATATATGATGTCGTGTTGACAATGTAAATCGTTTGGCCAGTAACGCGCCTGTCGATCTTAGGCAGCTCCATAGAAAGAACCGCGGAGATGTTAGCCCCGCGGCTTGAACCCTTCTCACCTTTAACGAAGGTTCGTTCGCCCACAGGCGAGTAGTTAAAGCCCACCTTCCACGAAGAGATCGCTTGACCTGTGTCCGCGGGAGTTCCATTAACCACTTCGGTCAAGTAGGCCTTTGCAGCCAACTTGACCTTCTCGTTAGCGCCCTCGACGATTTTTCCTTGCAGTTTTAGGATGCGCTGGCTGAGGAGGCTGATGTCCATCTTTCGATCCCAACGTCTTTCGCTTCTTCATCCACTCACGTTGGGCTTCGTCCATCTTCATAACGTGGTGGATGACATCCTCTTCCATCTCATCATCGCAACGGTAGGCAGCACACCAGTCATGGATCAGTTTCCAGGAGATGGGCACAGGTCCTGCTTGATTGTACTCGCGGCAAGTGGCGATTTCCTGGTACGCCATGTAGTAGAACACGAGACCGGGTGCAAGGACCGGAGCATTCTTGATGGCGTCAGGAAAGGGCGACCGTTCGAGAATACATTGCCGAATGATCGCCCTCTCCACAGGGCCTTGAGTCAGTTCATAGAGCAGGACCGCTACGAGTTTCCCGACTCTTCCTCCTGCGCCTTCCGATTGAAGTTGGCGCGGTTCTCAGCTTCCGCCTTGATCGTGGCAAAGAACTCGGGGAGCTCCTTGAAGAGCTGCTTGCAGTTCTCGACGTTGAACTCGATGGGCTTGCCATCCTTGCCGGTGATGTTCCACTCGAGAACGATCGCCTTGGCGAACGCCTCGTGCATGATCTCAGCGGCCTTGTCGTCGTCCATCGTGCCGAGCTCGAAAGCGCGACGGTACGGCTTCATCAGCGACTCGAACAACTGCACGAACTTCTTGTTGCCCCCGCCCATGCGAGCGATACGCACCCATTCGCCGTTGCCGAAGTCGAGGACGATGCCGCGCTTCTCGAGCTCGGTGTCCGAAGAGAACTTCTCGTAGATACCCATTGTAGTTGCCTCCTACGTGGTTAGCCGATCAAACGTCGGCGAGGTCCGGCAGATAGTCGAAGAAGACCATCAGCAGGGTGTGATCCATGTTCGGATCATACTTCGCACCGGTGCCGGCTTCCGCCGACAGCGGCAAGGTGATCGCCTGGTCCTGCTCGACATTCAGCCGCGCATCGCCGAGACCGATCATGGGAACGTCGAGCGAGATACCCGCGTTGTTCGCCATCATGTGCATGTCGAGCGTGACGTCCGAGTTGTTGCGGACGGCCTGCACAGCAGCCACGTTGGAGAAGTAGGCGGTCATCTGCGCGTCGACCTGGAACGTGCCCTCGGTAACGTCGAAGGAGCCCAGAACACCGATGGCCTTGTTGGCCTCGAGGTTGTTCTCGATGGTCAGAGTCATGTCGGTGACGAAGCCGAACAATGGGATCGGTGCTTCGTCGGTATTCGACACCACCGCCATCTTGATGCGCTTCACGTCCGAAGACGTGTTGAACATATCGGCCTCGATGAGAGCGGGACGGGCGCCGGCCTTGACACCGGTGACACCGTTGCGCTGCTCATTGTTCGTCGCCGTGAAGCCGAGGTTGACCGTCGCCTTGTCCGCCGTATTGATGACGAACTCGAAGGTACCCGGCACCGCGCCGACGATATACTCCGACTGAATTTGCGTCGGCTGGGTGGTCTCGCTGGCGCCGAGCGTGCGCTCGAGCTGATAGGTGCGCCGCTTGATCAACGTGCCGACTTCGTTCTTCAGTACCCGACCACAGAAGAGTCGGATTGTCTTGCCGGTGCCGGCGTCGGTCACCATCGTGGCCATCGCCTTATCGAAGACGATCTGGTTCTGGGAAACCGACTTGACGCGGGCATACCCGTTGTTCGCCGAATTGGCAAACTGGGTTGCGGGATCATCACCGCCGATCCAGACGAACTCGCCGGGAATGAGGCCGATGTCGCGCAAGTCCTTGGTCGTTGTTTCGAGCACTGGCAGAGTGCCGCTGGCATCGATCTCGGCATCACCAGACGCGAATTGAACACCAACACGCGATACGATACCGGACTGGCCGGTCGCAGCAGCCAGGCCGGCGACAGTGACCGAACCGGATGCAGCAGCCGTAACCGACTTGAGGCCGTTGTTGCCGAAGGCAGCGAAGCCCTTGGCGAACAGCAGATCGCCGACCTTGAAATCGGTACCGGCGGTCACCTGATAAGCGAGCGGCGATCCCGAAATGACAGCAACGCTCTTCTCGGCCTTCTTGCGAAGATCGGCGAAGAAGAAGCCCTGCAGCAACGACTGCATGTTCTCCTGCGTCAAATCGGACTCGAAACCGCCCGAAGCATCGAGGTCGGTGACGTTGCCCTTCTTGCGCTGGCGCGACGGGTTGATGGGATTGCGCGCGACACGAGTCAGCTCGCCGCCGAAGTCATCGTAGCTGTTCGGCTCGAGCGGATACCACGTGGGCGCAGGCGAGACCGGCAACACGCCGATGCTTGCCTCTTCGGCGAACCGAAGGCCTGTGGAGTTCGAAGAGATTTTCTCTGCGGTTGCCATGGGTTCACCTTCTCTCGTCCCATTGGAAATCTGAGGTGACGTTCAGTTGGTACCAAACGCCCTCTCGGCCTACTTCTTGATAGCGCGGGTTACTGAACCAGACGTTCGGGGTGCGCTTTCCCATGAACGCCCGTTTTGCCACAGTAGCAAGCTTCTGCGCAAGCGACGGCGCCGCGTTGTCCTTCGACGGAGTGAAGATTTGGACAGTCACAGTGCCGAGGTTCTCGAAGAGTTCGCCTTCGGTGCGCAGCGTGCGCTGTGCTCCGGAGACGTGAGCAATCATGATCCTGCACCAGGCACGATCATTCTTGTTATTGGGCGGAAGCGGACGTCCCGTCCAATTGGTGAAGTCCACATACTCGATGGCCGCCGGTGTTAGCGGCGACCCACCAAGCAGTGGTGCACTGCCTGCGTTCCACGTTTCCGTGAACTGCTTCAGGATTTCGTCGGTGGCTAGGTCGAGCGTCGTGGCCATCTGCGCACATAATTCTGAAAGAGGACATCCTCGTTTGCGGGATAAATCCGCGAGGGCTGGATGATTGCCCAATCTTCGTCGGTGGCATCCACG